AGAGGTATTATGAAGAAGTATTGCACCAAGCTCCAGAAGGAGGTCAAGCTGCTTGATTGCCTTGCCTGTTACTTCGGTCAGCCCGGTGGCCTGCGTAAAGGCCCTGGGAATTGCGGGTACTGCAAGAAAGTTGGCGTAGATGTGGGAGCACCTGAAGGAGACCATTCAGCTGAAACCACCATTGACACAGCTACAGGAAAGGTTGTAAAGACTAAATTGGTAGAGAAATGAATACAACAGTTGATTTTAGCCAGTCGGTCGAGAGCTTGTCAAAATTAGGCAAGGCGTTTTCAATGTCTGCATCCTCAGTCAATAAAGCTGCCGAAAGCATGGCAGAATTGGGAAGGGCAGTAGACGCTTATTCGCAAGAAGAAATGAGGCTTAGAAAGAAGCGAAGAAAATGGTGGTTAGTCCTGATTGCGTTGGCTATCTGCTTTGCCGCTGCACTCCTGGTACTATAGACCGCTTTCCTCAACCAGTTCGTCCATGCTCTTAGTGGATGCAACTGCATCGAACACTTTGCGGATGGCTGCATCGGCCATCCGTTTATTTATGTGGATATAGTTGCCTATGGTTCGGCTGGCCATAGAGATAGAGTCGCCGATGCAATACTCTATAATGGAATCCTTTATCATCAGTTCGTTGGAAAGCTGGGCAAATGTCTTACGGGCTGAGTAGTAGATAAGCCGACGATCTATCTTGCAGGCTTCAGCTACATGCTTCAGGTGCCTGTTGAGTGTCCGGGTGAGTGAGTAGTACGTCCTCCACCTCTTTTTATATATAATCTGGCCGTCTTTTATAAGTTTGTCAATGAGAATACGCGCTTCTGGCTGAATAGTAAACTCCGTAGATTTGTCCTCAGACCTTCTGCTGGCTGTTTTTTGGCGAAGGAAGCGCACACTATCCTTGCTCAAATCGAGCCGGAGAATATCGACAAGGTTCATTCCGCATAGGTAGAAAGACAGCATAAAAAGGTCGCGCGAGAAAGTCATCTGCTCTTTGTACTGACCTTCAAACTCTGCATCACGAATGGCTCGTAGCTGCTCAATAGATAGGGACACGTCACGGATTTTGTTCTTTGGCATTTCAAAGTCTCTGAAAGGCATTACATCATACTGCACCTTTTTATGGCGCACGGCAAAGGCTACAGCACCTCGCAGATAACCAAGATACATCAGCTGAGTGGTGGAGTTCAGCTTTTTCTTCTTTGCCAGGTAGTCGCGCAGTTCAAAAAGCTTCATGGCATCCAACCGTTTCAGAGCATAGTCCTCTGGGAAAAATGGCTCAATAGCTGCAATGGCCGTGTCGAGTATTCTGATTGTAGAGTCAGACGTTGAGCGTAGCTTGTTCTGTCTGTAGAGGTCGAAGGCTTCATGCAGAGTAATAGGTTTGTTCCCCTTGATTGTTTCCTCAATCATGGTGAGCAGCTGGGAGCAAGTCATGTAATCTGTGTCCTCCAGTTTGTCGAAAGCCTGGTATATCTCCGACATCTGTTTGAGTAGCTGCTGGTTGATGTAAGAGGCATTGGGGATTCCTATGACCTGACCGCCAAGTAGGTTAGATTTGGATGGGATAATGAAGCGTGTCTGGAAGTAACGAGTGGTGCCACGGTGTGACATCGCTATGCGGATGCGGTGGGTGCCATCCTGCAGCACCTTCGCTGGTAGAATAGTTGGTTTCAGCTTCATTCCTTAATAAGAGTTAAATTCTTCCGACAACAAAACGGTTCGTCTATGTGGCAAAAATGGGCTTCCGACAACAGTCCGACAACTGTTTTTTGATAAGTTTCTACGGCTGGCGTTTGCCTGAATCCCTTTATTTATGGCACTTTCGCCACAATTAGGGAGTTTAGCATTTCTCCGCCCTCACTTTCGCTACTAAGTTACTCATATATTTGTATCTTATTAGTTTTCAATTCGTTATAAATTTATTCGTTTTTCGCCGACAATAAATCGGTTCGTAAAGGGCTTTCCACAACTACCATTTCGAGCAGTCTTGCAGGTGTGTCGATGACCTCATCAATGATAGCCTCGCGGTAGTGTGGGCACTCCAAAATTCCGTTTTCCTGGGCAAAGGAATAGACGCGATGGAAAAGCACCTTTTTGTCATGCTCGTTATTGGGCATGGCATCAGGAACGCAGGTCATAAGCCTGCACCCCCACCCTTGCACGGATTCAGACAGGCGACACTTTCCTTCGTACCACCCGGAACAGCATTTTCTTACTTTGTCGCTCATTGCAGCCTCAGTCCTGTTTGAAGGTCGATAATCATACAGTTTTCTTTTCAAGAGACTCGCTGCCGAGGGCGAGGTGAAGTTTGGCACGCATCAGCTCCACTTCATGCTCGCGTTTGAGCAGTTCGATTTCTTTTTGATGTAGCTGTTCCTCTTTTTCGGAAAGACGCTCAGCCTTAGCCATCAAGTCCTCCTGAAGCTTCAAGGCTCGCTCCAGAATTGCGTTGCCGTCTTTGCCGACAGGATTGCCGATGAGATCAGCAGGCACGTCGGTGTTGAGCACAGGACCGTCGCCAGTGTAAAGATACTCCTTGCGTATCTGCGGGAAGGCAGCAATAATCATGTTCACCACTCCTGGGTTGAACTTCTTAGTGCGCCCACGCTGCAGGTCATAGATACGCTGGTATGCTATACCCGTCGCCGTAGAAAATGCCGGAGCATTCATTCCTAATGTTTCGAGAACGTTTGCGATGATAGTCCTTGCATCGACATTGTTCTCAGCATACTCGCTCTGTTTCATACGCTATATATATAATAATGTGAATAACCGCTGACCGCTGACCCTCACGGGCTTATTTGCGGCCACTAAACTTTTTTGCAAAAAATTCAAGGAAAAATTTGTGAATATGATAATTTTTTCCTATCTTTGCACCATCAAAATACAATTACAACTGCAAAGATACAATTTTTGCCGTTCCTGTGCAAATTTGATACGTACCTAAAAATAACAAAATGACTATGATAGCTAATCATAAGTCTTAGGGCGTTCGGAAACTCCCCCTTATGGGGGCATTATGAACATTAAAAGAAAAAGAAGTATGGAAGTACAGAAGAAACCTATTCTTGGTGAACTCCGCAAACTGAACGTTGGCGGTGTGGTCACTTTCCCCATTGAGCAGCGTAGCTCTGTCATTGCCAGCATCAGCAAGCTGAAGAAGGAAATGGCACGTCAGCAGTGGGATGCCAAGTGGTCTGACAGACTGAGTGAGTATAAGGTAGCGGTTGAACGACTCCACTGATGAAAAGTCTCAGCGACATGGAAACCTTGGTGGCAGAGCAATATTGCCACGGATTGACAGACAAAGAAATTGCCGAGCAACTTGACAAGCCGATTTGGACGGTACGCACACACAAGAAGCACATCTACAAGAAGCTTTCCATTGCTACAACGCATGAGCTGGTTCTCTACATGGTTTCGCTGTTTGTCGGAAAGGAATACAATGCCGCAGAGATCAGAAAGCGTGGACTTGCCGCTCTCCTTATGTTCCTCTTGCTGTTCCATATAGCAGTAGTGGATAAGAATGAGTTCAGGCGTGGCCGCAGGGTGGAAATCGAAATCAAAGCAAGAGACCCCTATGGAGAATGTGAGTAGGACAGCCATCATGGCACAGAAATACGAGTCCATTCTGGAACGAACAAAGGATATGACCTTTTCCTGGGCCATAGCCGTTAAGCTCGTAGGTGGCAAGAAAAGGCTGGAGCGTTTGATGCAGGAAAACAAGGTGCGCTTTGACAAGCCGTTTGGTGCAACAAACACGAAATGGCAGTTTGTGGCTTGTGATATTCTAAGCAATATCAAGCCACTGGCGGCGCATCGTTAAACTTTCTTAAAAGCGTTTCATGTACACTCTGAAAGCACCAGATTTGGCAAAATGCAAGCCTGAAATGGTAGAAAACAAGAGATTTAGTTAAGTTTATCAAATAAACAATTTAAGTTTAACATTTTAACGGTTTTAATTATGGGACTTATCAAGAAAAGTAACGAAATCGCTATTCAGCGAAATGTGAAGATGATGGTTTACGGTCAGGCCGGTATGGGTAAGACGACCCTCGCCCTCTCTGCACCAAGCCCTCTGCTGCTTGACTTCGACAACGGTGTTAAGCGTGTGAATAACGCACACCTGGCAGAAGTCGGTATCGTACAGATTACCAACTGGCAGGAAGTGATGACGCTGCTGACAACAGAAGTAGGTGAGCTTGCTCCGTTTGAGACTATCGTGGTAGATACTATCGGTAAGATGATGGACTTCATCATTGCCTATCGCTGCGGTGGACGTAACCCGCGAGTTCAGGATTGGGGTGTTATCAACAGCGACTTCAAGTGGTTCGTGAATGCTCTTTCCGGATTGAATAAGCACATTATCTTTGTGGCCCACCGTGACACCCGCAAGGAAGGTGACGATACGGTGTTTGTGCCTGCCCTGCGCGAGAAGTCGTATAACAGCATCGTCACAGAACTTGACCTGCTGGGCTATCTCGAAATGAAGAACGAGAACGGAGTGCAGAAGCGCTCTATCACCTTTGACCCGACCAGCCGTAATGACGGAAAGAATACCTGTCAGCTGCCAGGCGTGATGTTCATCAACAACATTCTTGACAAGAATGGTCAGCCCACTGCCAAGAATGACTTCATCGAGAAGAGCATCATTGCCAAGTATCAGGGCATGATTGCTGTAAAGGAGCAGGCACAAGCTGAGTTCAACCGTGTGCTGGAAGAAATCAAGGACTCGGTGGAAAGCATGACCGATGCCAACGGAGCTAACCATTTCCTCGCTCATATCGGTGACTATAAGGACATGGGTAACTCTGTACTCATGTATGCAAGGGACATCTTCGCCAAGAAGGTCAAGACCCTGGGGCTGGTATATAACAAGGAAACAAAGCAGTACGAAGATGCAGCTTAGGTTCAGATTCTATGCAAGCCTGTTAGACGCTTTCCAGCAATATCTCGACAGTGATATTATCTGGGAGAAATATTGGGGCTACTCCGAAACTCCACCGCATACCCCGGAGGAGTTTCGGAAGCAGCAGTTCCAATCCCTCATTGACAGGATAAACCGCGTCCACTATGAGAATGAGGCCGTTGACCGTGGTACGGCATTCAACGAGGTCATTGATTGCATGGTGGAAAATCGGGGCACTGACAAGGTGAAGGTTGAGAAGCTGCTTAACAACGGAATGGTTGCAGCACTGAACGCTACCTATAACAATCGTACCTTCTGTTTCCCGATGCCGTTAGTTCGTGAGGTGTCGGACTATTACAAGGGCGCGTTGACACAGCAGTATGTTCAGGCTGTTCTTCCTACGATGTTCGGTGACGTACTGGTGTACGGCTTCATCGACTATGTTCTACCCTTCCTGATTTGCGACCTAAAGACAACAGGAAGGTATTCTGTCGGCGATTTCAAGAATCATTGGCAGCATATCGTCTATCCTTATGCTATGATGGAGAACGGCAGTAAAGTCTTTGACTTCGAGTATAACGTTGTGGAGTTCGGAAAGAGCGACTATAACACCTATACCGAAAGCTATTCTTTCGTTCCTGAGCGTGATGTTCCAAAGCTTACTCAGCATTGTGAGGACTTCATCAGATTCTTGCAACAGAATCGGGAACTTATTACAGATAAGAAAATCTTTAATTTAGCAGCATGAACGAGAATAATGCACCAGCTCCAATAGTAGAGCTGCAGGCCAGTCAATTAGAATTGGTCGTGAATGAGAAAAATATCGGAAGCCTTGCCACCAATGCAAAGCAGATACGTGAATTGGTAAAGTCGGCACTTCCAAAGTACGACATAGCCAACTACTCCACTGACGATGTGGCAAAGGCAAAGGCAGACAAGGCCCTGTTGAACAAAGCGGCAAAGTCACTCAATGACAAGCGCATCGAGTTCGAGAAGGAGTTTATGGCTCCCTTTGGCGAGTTCAAAGGGATTGTCGCTGAAACCGTCACACTCATCAAGGAGGCCGTAGGAAAGATTGATACTGTCATCAAAGCTGACGAGGAACGTTCAAAGAACATGAAGCGTGAAGCAGTAGAGAAAACTGCCGACAGCCTCGGTTGGGGCGATGTCGGTATTCCCCTTCAGAAGATATGGAGTGACAAGTGGCTGAACAAATCAACCTCTATGAAGTCTATCGAGACGGAGATCAGGGCGAAGATGGAATCTATTGCAGCTGACATAGAGACGCTGAAATCGTTTGCAGAGGACTTCGACGTGTTGGTAGTCAGATATAAGGAAAACCTGAATCTGCAAGAGACGGTGCGCTATGCCAACCAGCTGAAGGAACAGCGCGAGGCAAAAGCCAAGGAAGGGCAAAGTATGGCTCCTGCTCAATCCTCTGCACCTTCAGACGCACAAGGGGTTGCTCATGAGACCAAAAATGAAGCTCCAGCTAATAATGGTTCCCATGGTATAGACAATGCCGAGCGCGACGCTGCTGATGCTTTTGCTGATGTACTCGGCCAGGCATCTGAAACCGCCAAACAGGAAGTTGCCGTGCCTCTTACCCGCCGATATGAAATAGTGGCCACCGAGGAAGCGTTAGCTGCGCTTGAAACCTACATGACACAGCACGACCTCGGTTTTACTATTATATAATAAGGTGTAACCTCTTAATCAGAAAATATGGCAGATAACAGTAAATTAGTTGGCTCTCTCAATCTTGCACGATTGGAAGGAGCAGGCATCATGAGCGTCAAAGGCAAGAGTGGTGCAGTAAAGAAATGCGTGGTCATTCCCATTGATGAAAACGATATCTTCATCAAGGTTGAGGAAAAGACTACTCAGCAGGGAGAAGTGTACCTATCTAAACTCTATGCCCTGGGCATCGAGATAATGGAGAAACGCGAACCTGACCAGTGGGGAAACGTGTGCCATGCTAAACTTGCTACAAGCAAGGAGTGGATAAACAACCACACTCCTGCAGAACTGGAGACGAGAAACAAGGTCTTTCTCGGGAACTTCAAGAGCGTGGCCATTCCAAGTAGTAATCAGGCCGCTACCATTGACGCTCCTCTTGCTGACCAAGAGCCGCAGAATGACGATGACCTGCCATTCTAATCTATGGGTAGAGTGGTAACATTGGAAAAGAGTGCTCTGCGAGGGGCAAGGCTCAGCCATTCCCTTGTTGAGACGATCGACGAACTGCCTTACGGCAAGTACCGTATCGTGTTCGAGAAGGTGGGCTATGTCCGCAGTCTCTCGCAGAACAAACTCTTTTGGATGTGGATGACGGAACTGGAGTATTGGTCAGGGAGCACTCGCAACGAGTGGCATGACTATTACTGCAAAAAGTTCCTACCACCAGGGACAGGCACCAGCAAGCTCAGTACGGAGGCCATGCGCCACTTTATGAATCAGATACAGGCCGATGCAATGACGGAATGGGGTGTCACCCTGCCACTGCCTGATGATAGCGAGTTATACAGTGAGTTTATAGAAGAATTTAAGTTCAAATGAACAATTAGTTATTCACAAAAATTTTAAGTATTATGAGATCAAGAACAGCTGAATGGTTTAAGACCAAAGTCCGCTTCGAGAAGATGCAAGAGGACGGAATGTTAAAGAAGGTTTCTGAGGACTATGTGGTTGACGCTCTTAGCCACACAGAAGCCGAAGAAAGAATCACTGAGGAAATGTCCTCGTTTGTAAGTGGCGAGTTTGAAGTAAAGAGCATTGTCCCGGCTCCGTTTAAGGAGATTTTCTTCTCCGACAATCCCAGTGATGACAAATGGTATCAGGCAAGGCTTGCCTTTATCTCTTTTGACGAAAAGAGCGAGAAGGAGAAACGCAGCAATGTCACCTACCTCGTTCAGGCCGGCACCCTCAACGCTGCTGTGAAGAACATTGACGAGGTGATGGGCGGTACGATGATTGATTATGTCATCCTGTCTGTCAGTGAGACGAAGTTCTGGGACGTGTTCGAGTACAAAAAGGCTTCTTCTGTATCAGATGAGCCCGACGGCAAAATGAAAGCAGCAGGTGAGTAAATTTGTCCTACGTCCCTATCAACAGGTGGCGAGTGACACAGCGGTAAAATTCTTCCGCTCAAAGTCAAAAGGCAATGGTATCATCGTAGCCCCTACGGGCGCTGGAAAGTCATTGCTGATTGCAGATGTCGCTCGTCAGTTGGACGGCAATGTCATAGTTCTGCAGCCCAGTGCTGAGTTGCTGGAGCAGAACTATGGCAAGCTGGCCAGCTATGGCATTGATGCGAGCATCTATTCTGCATCGCTAAAACAGAAGAAAGTCGGGAAGATAACATTTGCCACCATTGGCAGTGTGGCTAACCACATGGAGCTGTTCGACGATTTCTCTGCTGTGATTATCGACGAGTGCCACAACGTGAATGCTGCAGAAGGCAGATATAAGACATTCATAGAGAAGATTCCGCGCAAGGTATTGGGATTGACTGCTACCCCTTATCGCCTCTACACTGCGCAAGGCATAGAAGTAAAAGGAGAGTTCAAGCCTAATGGTAGCTATAAGGAGGAAGATTATTTCAACGAACTTGGCTACCCTAACCCAGGAGTGGAAATGAAGAATAAGTGCATCCTGAAATTCCTCACTCGCACGAAACCGAGAATATTCAACAAAGTGCTGTATAGCATTGGCATAGACGAATTGCTTTCACAAGGGTATTTGGCTAATCTCCGCTATTTCTCAATGAATGTCATTGACGCTTCAAGGGTGCGAATGAATAGCACTGGCCGAGATTATGATGAGAGGTCACTACAAGCCGAGAATGAGCGGTGCGGCCTTACCGTACAGCTTGCCCAGATTGTGCGCCGACTGCTCAAACCAAAGGACGGAAAGCCACGAAAGGGTATTCTCATCTTCACTCGCTTCATCGAAGAAAGTGAGGCGCTATGCCGCGCTGTTCCTGAGTGTAGTATGATTACTGGTAACACCCCCGATGAAGAGCGTACGCGGCTCATACGTGCCTTTAGAGCGGGCGAAATCAAGGCTCTTACCAACGTAGGAGTGTTGACAACAGGTTTCGACTACCCAGAACTTGATACTATCGTCATGGCTCGACCGACAAACAGCTTGGCTCAATGGTACCAAATAGTCGGACGCTGCATCCGTCCATTCCCAGGAAAGGACGGTTGGATAGTTGACCTTGGTGGTAATGTGGAGCGGTTCGGCAAAGTTGAGCACCTGCGGCTCTATGAGCCAAAGCCCGGCATGTATGCGATGTGGGGCTGGGTAAACTCTCAGTGGAAACAACTCACTAACACTTACTTCTGATTATGGCAAGAGACAGTTTTAATAAGCGTCTATTGGACGCTATCACAAAAGGGCTTGACAAGAAAAGTGTGCCGGCCCATGTCGCTAAAGGGTTAGGCATGAACGAGAGTGAGATTCAGCAGTCTTGTCTCAAATGGTTTGCCATTCAGTACCCTGTATTCGCACAGGAAGGTATGCTTTTTCATATCCCCAATGAGGGCATACGATTAGGAGCTATGGGTGCCAGGATGAAGCGTGAGGGTATCGTTAAGGGAGTTGCTGACCTCTGTCTCTGCATACCGAGGGGCAGATACCATGCCCTCTACATCGAAATGAAGAAGCCCGGCAGCTACCAACGGCCTGAGCAGAAGGAGTGGCAGAAGAACTGCGAGAAGTATGGCAACAAGTATGTTGTCTGCAAAAGCCTCGATCAGTTTAGGGAAGAGGTGAACAATTATCTGAATGAGAAATAGAGTATGAGTGACGGGTGGCTAAAAATATATCGAAAGATAACCGAATGGGAGTGGTATAATCATTCCGAAATGGTTCATCTTTTCCTGCATCTGCTCATCAAGGCTTCGCCAGTCGATAAGACGTGGCAGGGGATGAGTGTGCAGCGTGGTCAAGTGGTGATAGGTAGGCAGAAATTGAGTGCTGAAACTGGCATATCAGAAAGGACTATCAGGACATGCTTGTCTCGTCTTGAAAAATCGGGCGAAATTTTGATAAAAACGACCAACAGATATAGCATCATAACTATCTGTAAATATGCAGATTACCAACCGACCGAACAAAAAAACGACCAGCAGAATGACCAACCAACCGACCAACCAAGTGACCAGCCAACTGACCACATCATAAGAAATAAAGAAGATAAGAATAATTTATCTATATCTCCTTACGTCGATATAGATTCTACCGCGAACGCGAAAACTGGCCGAAGTAAGGGAAAACCAAAGGCGGAAGAACCACATGAGCCAGGTGCAAGGCGAAAGCTTAAAAGCGGGAAAGATGTTTCTCTGTTCACGCGAGGGCAGGAGGTGTTTATGGCTTATTTCCATGAGCTATATAACGAATCCTACGGATGGGAAGCAAAGGACATGGTGGCCATCAAGTCGATTTTCAAGAAGATAGAATACAACAGGAAAAACCGAGACAAGCCTTTGCCGTTAGACGATGACTCTCTCCTATCTGCCTTTGAGCAGTTCATCCGAAGTATTAACAAAACATGGATAATGAACAACTTTTCGTTGCCGAAAATAAACAGTCAATACAATGAAATTATCGCAGAAATCAGAAACAGGAATCGCTCTTCAGCAGGAGCGACAACTCAGCAGCAGAGAGGCGCTGAACACCTCGCCCGTCAAATGTCAGCTGTTGTCAATGACATCGCAAAGGCAGACGAGTATTACTACAAGCACCGAGCAGAGCAAGGCGATAGCCCTACGTAACAGCTATGCCCCTTCCCAGATAACGGCAGAGTATTCGGTGGATTTGCAGACCATAGCAATGAGTGCCTGCCCCACGATTGACTGCTGCAAGAAGGTAAATTCCCCTACTCTTGGCACCTTATCCGCTGCATATCCAGCCATTAAGACGAAAGAGGGTCAGGAGATAGAGAGTACGGCTATAAAATGGATGCAGGGGCAACTGCTTGCGGTCTGTGCCTTTGTCAACGTGAACGGTAAAATGAGTGACTGGCAACTTAATACTCTGTGCCAGCAGATAATAGCAGACCATCCAACGATAACCATGATGGAGTTCGTTCTATTCTGCTCCAGACTTCGCTCCGGTCAATATTGTAGCTTTTATGGCACTATAGACCCGCTACTCATTCTGAAAGCATTAAGCGATTTTATGGAAGATCGGAAGAAAGACTATTGGCGGAAATCCGAAGATGATAGGAAAGCCAAGGAAGAACGTGATGCTGAGGAAGCGAGGAAAAACGCTATTTCCTGGGAAGAATACTGCAAACGTCATGGGAAAAAAGATACCACCCACCCCTTTGACCGTATCAAGGAAAAGTTTGAAAAGAAAGCTGCCCCCAAGCCAAAGAAGGTAGAAACGGCAGAAGAAATCATGAAGCAAGCAAAATGGCTGGTAAGTGAGACTTTTGAGAAGGTACGTGAAACATATAGTGCCTTATTCGAGAAAAAGCACGGTTGCACTCCGCAAGAATACATAGAACGAAATGCAGATAAGTAATTGATTGTCAGCGAAAAAAATTATCATTTTCCCGAAAATAATTGCCGTA